GATGAAAGTATTAATAGGATGTTTAGTTTATGGGAATAGACCTTTAGACATTATTCACAGGAATCTTGAGAATGCAGGATATCCATTTGAAGTTATGTTTATAAATAAGGAAGGTATTGCTAATGCTTTAAATGAAGCCATATTAAAGTATGAAAATTATGATGCCATAGGATTTTTAGCAAATGATATTGAAGAGCCACAGGATTGGTTATTAAAAAAGGTTAATGCTTTACAAACATATCATCAAGCAGGTATCGTTTCAAGTTCATTCAGTCAGATATACGCAGTAGAATCCGATTTTATTATATCAAATTATTTAATCTCAAAACAGGTAATAGAAGCTATTGGAATGTTTAATTATGAGTATCATCCTTATGGTGCAATAGATTTAGAATACTGCCAAAGAACCTGGATATCAGGATTCAAAACATACTATGTCGTTGACTGCATAGCTAAACACAATGGAGACCACGCAAGAGGTAATGAGTATGGATATAACAAGGAGGAAATGGTAATGAAATATTGGAGTAAATACATCAATGAAATAGACCTTTATAAAAATAAAAGTAAAGACATTAAGATATGGCAAAGCAGTCAGATAGCAGAAAGTTAACTTTCGGTAAAAGAAAAAAAGGTAAAGCAAAAAAATCATATAATAGAAATGATAGAACAGAACGAAACTACAGAGGGCAAGGTAGGTAGACCTACAGATTATAAGCCAGAGTATTGTCAAATGTTAATAGAACACATGTCAGAAGGATATTCTTTTGAATCATTTGGTGGAGTTATTGAGGTTTCAGAAAGGGTTTTATACGATTGGGAGAAGGTGCATAAGGATTTTCTGCACTCCAAAGAGATAGGAATACAAAAATCAATGATTTGGTGGGAGAAAATGGGCAGGAAAGGAATGACAAATGAGATACCATTCTTTAACGATAGAATCTGGAGGCTGAATATGATTAACAGATTCAGAAGCAAATGGAGTGATGGCACAAAGAATGAGAATAACGATAAAGTAAAAACAGAAATCATTGTCAGATACGAAGGAGATACACCTAACGATTCAGAAGCCACATAAAAACCAAAAACTTGTTTTAGATTCTAAAGCAAGGTTTATAGTTATGATGGCAGGTAGAAGATGGGGTAAATCCCTTATCAGCCAAACCATTGCCATTAGGAACGCATTAGATGGCAAATTAGTGGCTTATGTTACTCCGACATACCAACTATCAAAAGTATTCTTTGAAGACATTTTAAAGAGGTTACCAAGCGAAGCAATCAATGCTAACAAGTCAGACCTTACCATTGAGTTTATTACAGGAGGTAAGATTAGGTTTTTTACAGGTGAAAGGTTAGATAACTTTAGGGGTTTAAAGTTCCACATAGCAATCATAGATGAGGCTTCTTACATTGCTAACCTTGAGGATGGGTGGCTCAATTCTATCAGACCTACACTAACAGATTTTAAAGGAAAGGCTTTGTTCCTATCCACTCCACGAGGCAAGAACTACTTTTATAGCCTATTTATGAAAGATGAGCCTGGATGGGAATCATTCAAGTTTAGTACATACGATAACCCATATATAGACAAGAATGAAATAGATGAGGCAAGAACGCAACTACCTGAAGCGGTATTTGAACAGGAATATATGGCTAATCCAATGGAGAACGCAGCCAATCCGTTTGGTTCATCCCATATCAGAAACTGCATAGCACCATTATCAACCAGAGAGATAGTATGCTTTGGTATTGACCTTGCCAAGTCAACTGACTTCACGGCTATTATTGGATTGGATTCAAGTGGCAATGTAGCCTATTTTGACAGGTTTCAAATGGATTGGAATAGTACCAAACAAGCTATCCTTCAACTGCCTAAAAAACCTATGCTAATCGATTCCACAGGGGTTGGAGACCCTATTGTTGAGGACTTGCAAAGGGAGGGAAGGCATATTATGGGGTTAAAGTTCACATCGGTCAGTAAGCAACAATTGATGTTAGGCTTACAAACGGCAATTCAAAGCAGAAAGATAGGTTATCCAGATGGACAGATAGTAAGGGAATTAGAGGTATTTGAATACCAATATTCAGCCACAGGGGTTAAATACTCTGCACCAAGTGGATTTCACGATGACTGCGTTATGGCTTTGGCTTTAGCCTATCAGAATATGACACAGAACACAGGTTCAGGCAGATACTCGTTCCTTTAGCTAAATTCTTTAGCAAAAAAATATTTAAAAAAAAGTTCATATTTATTTGGTGGAATTAAAATAAGGTTTATCTTTGTGTAACAAAACCAATAAAACTAAACAAAATGGAATTACTTACAAAATCACAAAATGAACTTTATCAAATGACAATTGAGCAAATTGATGAAATTTTAAGCAAAACAGAAGTTGATGTTGCTTTATTATTAAATAAAGATTTAAAAAAGTTACAAGCGTGGAATTTGCTATGTGGAATATTAATTGATATCAGATGCGAAAAATTAGGAATCAAAATCTAAACAATATGGAAAAGTTAATAGAAAACGCAACACAGAAACAAGTCATTATCGGAATGATTATTTTATCTATCATCCTCTGCTTTGCAGACAATCTATTCAACTAATATGAAAACTACATACAAAATCAGCGAGTACATTAATCGCAATGCTGAACGCAAGAACGCACATTGGAAAGTAAGAGGAGAATCAAAAATGTTTATGCATAACGGAATGTGGTACGATGCATCTGTATTTGATAAGATACTTTCTATGTATGAATACATTAAGTTTAATGATAAAGGAGAAAACCAAGATAAAACAAGGGTAAGATGAAGATTCTATTAGCTTGTGAAGAGAGCCAAGCGGTATGTATAAGGTTAAGGGAAAGAGGACACGAAGCATATTCTTGCGATATACAAGAATGCTCTGGAGGTCATCCCAAATGGCATATAAAAGATGATGTTCTAAAAGTTATCAATGAAGGTTGGGATATGATGATAGCTTTTCCTCCTTGTACTCATTTAGCAGTTAGTGGAGCCAGGCATTTTGAAGAAAAGAAAAAAGATGGTAGACAACAACAAGGTATAGATTTCTTTATGGCTATGGTTAACGCACCAATAGAAAAAATAGCAATAGAAAATCCAATCGGAATAATGAGTAAGATTTACAGAAAGCCTGACCAAATTATTCATCCTTACTACTTTGGCGACCCATTTACTAAATCAACTTGTTTATGGCTTAAAAATTTACCTTTGTTAGTGCATTATGAGGAAGATACAATGTTTCATAAAAAAACACATACTAATAAAGGAGAGTTTAAAGAATTTATAAGTAAAAAAGGAATAAAAAAAAGACAGCCATTGTGGTATTATAATGCAATAGGAGATGGTAAAACAAGAAGTAAAACATTTCCAGGAATAGCAGATGCAATGGCAAATCAATGGACAATTAAAATAAACTAAAATGACCTACGCAATCCAAACAGAAAGAGCCTGTCTTGTTCAGCAAAGAGATAGGGATGGAAACATCAAGTTAGTAAGTAAGCCAACCAAAATGTATGTTGGAATAGTCAGTCCTTTCAGAGACCCTATCATTATGTACACACGGCTTCCTTCAGAAACAATCCTGCATACAGAAGATGATATTTTAATGGTAACAGAAATCTTACACCAAAAAGGGATTAAACATAAGGTTACCAAGATAGAAAAAGAAAACAATAATTTCCGTACTATTTGTAAATTTTAATTTATCTTTGCTAAAACCTATAACTATGGATACTAACATTAAAAATGCTTTTTTATTGGGATGCTATAAGTCCTGGATGAACTTCACTATTGAAGCATTAAGAGGGAAAACTGCTTTGAATGGTGAGCAACTCGCAGATTATTTAGAGGAACGAATTACAGAAATAAATAAAGAACTTAATCAAATACCAAACACAAATGGAAATCGGAACAATTCTCAAGCAGACACGCAAGGCAGCTAATCTTACACAGAAGCAGTTGCAGGACAAAAGTAAAGTTAGCTTTGTAACTATTAATCGAATCGAAGGCGGTGCAAATGCAAGGCTATCAGTAGTTAACAAACTATTTAACGCAATGGGTAAGCAGTTGACAATTAACATTACAGACCAAACGGAAGCAAATGTCTTGGGATAAACTAAATGTATTTCAGTATCAGCAATTATTCCCTGCTTTAAAGATAGAGGATGTAACTGACCAGAATACTCGTTTAATAGCCATTATAAACGGATGGACAGAGAATCAAGTGGATTCCCTATCTGTTGCAGAATATGCCAAAGAGAAGGCTAAATTAGGCTTCCTAAACGAAGATATCGGAGGACAACTTGTAAAGTACATAAATGTAAACGGCAAGAAATATAAATGCATTTATGATGTCAGGAAGTTACCTTCTGGTAGGTATATTGAAAGCAAGGTATTTAGTCAGGACTTTGTAGGCAATCTGCATAAGTTGGCAGCATCAATGGTCATCCCTATGAAGAGGACCATCTTTGGATGGAAGGTTGGTAAATACGATGCGAGTAAACACGAGGAATACGCAGAGGATATGCTTGAGGCAAGATTCACAGATGTTTATAATTCGGTTGTTTTTTTTTATCAAGTTTACAGAAATTGGATGGAAGTTTCAAAGGACTTTTTGATAGCCAAGATGATGGAAGCGAAAATGAGCCATTCGGAAGCCGAAAAGGAGGTTCAAAATTTATTGAATATTTTGGATGGCAGTATTGCACCAAAATTGTTGCCGACTTCCACTCTATACGATATAACGAAGGATTTGAACTTCCAATTATCGAATACTTAAATACTCTATCCTATATAAAAGCAGAGAGAGATTATAAAAAATAGGTTCAGCAGGTGTCTGACTATTTCCCTGTCCGTAAAGGATGGGGTTTTCTATTTCAGTTACTTTCCTAATTTCTGGACATTTATACTTAATGAATAGGGCAGAAGCACAGGCAAAGATAGCAGCCGATTTTAACAAGGCTCTCAAAGGGGATTATAATATATTAGACCCTAATGCCTTGCCATTGCTTGAGAAGATATTAGTTGAAATAGGTTTAGAATTTACTACACAAGCTAAAAAAAACTTAACTAAAGCGAAGGCAATATCATCTGGTGATTTATACGATATGTCTTTGCCTGTAGTTTATGCTAACAATCAGGGAGGCTATACTTTAGAGGTTGGTTATCCTATTGGCAGTAAGCAAGATAAATACTATGATTTTGTCAATAAGGGTGTAAAGGGAACTAAAAATAACCGAAAGAATGGTGGCACTCCTTATGCGTTTAAAATGGGTAAAAAAAGTGTTCCTGTAAAACCTATTCAAGAATGGCTAAAGCTAAATAAATCAAAAATAACATCTGTAGGTAAATATAGAAAGTTAGGAACTGAAAAGAAGGCTATTGATGGCGGTAAAGGATTGGCTTTTGCTATTGCCAGAGGAATACACAGAAACGGATTGAGGGCAACCAGGTATTTTGATGATGCATTAAAGGTATTTAATAGCAGAGATTTTCAAGAGGCTTTATCAGTAGCTTTAGAAGCAGAAGTAATAATTCAAGTAAATAGAGTACAAAAAGAAAAATAAATGGCAATCACAATTTTAGACACACCTGCGACATATTCATCTATGCACACAGATTTATGGTTTGTGTCAAGTTCAACCAATAGTGGAACTACCAACTTTAAGTTCGTTTACGATGTAAAGGTTAACAATAGTTTAGTAGCAAGGTCAAAAGTATTTCCAGATGTTAGCGGTAACTATGGGGTGTTTAATGCAGCACCTGTAGTAAGGGCATACACATCAAATTACTTTGAGCCTTCAGGAAGTTCAATTCTTGTTGCATCAAATAACAAGATGAAAGTTGACTATGTTGTTGAGGTAAGGGAAGAGGTTAGCGGAAGCATAGCGGTATTACCTGATGCGAGTGGTAGTTATTCAGCCTACAATTTCTATCCTCCACTATTTGCGGATATGATTGACATAGGCAATGAATTACCTTTAGTTTTGGATGATTACTACGAGAATTTATTGGTTGAGAATTACTCTGATAATTGGTTGACTGATAGGGATTTTGATAAGATAGAAATGGAATATGGCGACCAATGCTTTATAAGTTATTTCAGGAAAACTACAGGAGGCTCATATAGTGCAACTATTGATGTGGTAAATGAAGCAGGTAGTGTTTTATCAAGTTATACAGGTGCTTTAACATTATCTGGAGAATTTAATCTATTCAGCCTACAGGCAGCAGCTATAAACACATTTGCAGGAAGCACACTAATAACAGAGAACACTTATGGTTATCATTTGTATATAAACTATTCAGCAGGTGGTAACTCATTCGTTACGAGTAAGGTAAAAGTTAAACAAGTATGCTATCCTAAACATAGACAATATAATATACATTTTCTTAACAGGCAGGGTGGATGGGATACTATGAAGTTTGCTTTAGTTAATAAGAGAAGAACAGATTTCACAAGGTCATCTTATAGGAGAAGCGAATGGCAGTTATCAGGTAGCAGTATGTCAAATGTGGATGCTTATAATCGTTATAACGAAACGACTTTAAACTATTCGATACAACATAAGGACACAATTCATCTAATATCTGATTGGGTTAGTGAGAATGATTATGAATGGTTGGCTCAATTAGTAGGCTCAAGCATCTGTTACATAGAGGTTTTATCTGGGTATTTCCCTTGCGTTATAACATCAAGCACATACGATTACAAGTTAGCATCAAGTGATAAGTTATTTAACTTTGAGATAGATGTTGAGGTAGGTAAATATGTAAATAGTCAATATAGATGATAAGTACTGAAATATACATAGAGAATTATCAGGTTGATTTGGTAGAGGATATTTC